TGCCACAATACGTTGCTTTACTTCATTTGTTATTTCCATTTGAATGCTGTTTTAAATTCGTTCTAACGTCGTTAATTATATCTTGGCTACCGCATCATGCTCGAAGGCACTGATGTCCATATAGGCTGAGTAATCGTCTTCTTCGGCTTGTGCAGGAAGGGGAACGGCTTCCGCTTGTACCTCTGTTATCAGCTTCGCTTCCTCTTTGGCAAGGATGCCCATACGCTTGATCTTTCCGTCCTTCATCATCTTGTCGAATTTGGCTACATACTTGGCCTGTTCGGTATAGGCTGCCCTGTCGGCTTCGGTCTGCTCGGCTGTATTCTCATTGTAACGGGCTACGGCCTTGCAGGTGGCGATATATCGTCCGTTCTGGTAGATATATACCTCGCTGATGGTTCCGTCAGCATCGGGCAGATAATAGGCATCTACCTTGTAGTTTCTCGGCTCCAGTTTTTCGATGATTTCCGGGCTGGGCAGTCCGTATTGGTTGTACATCACCGTACAGTAGGTATTCTGCCGGATGGTTGTTTCGGTGTGCTGCCCGATGAACCGGTAAAGAACGGCCTTATCCCAAGGGGCAAGGTTCGGGTTCTGATGAGCGCAAAGCACATCCCAACGGCTCATGCCCGGATAGCGCTTCTGGTTTGGGTGAGGCTGTGCGTTGAAGGTCTGAATGGCGCGTATATCATCGGCTACCAGTTCTTCATAGCTATAGGTCTTCACCTTGTAGGTGTTGTTCTTTTCGTCATACACTTTCTCTTCCTTCGGGCGGTTGGCTTCCAGCTTGGCCCACCAGCGGCCAATGCCTACCTGCGTGCGTTTCTCCACACCGTATTTCTTTTCGCGGTTCTTGTGCTCGGCACGTTTTTCACGCGAGTTCCCGGGGTTACACCAGCGGATCAGGGGGAAGACGGTACCGGCTTGCATCAATCCGTCGGCAAAGTCGCTTACCAGGTGGTGTTCCACTTCCAACTCGGCGGGGATATACATGCCGTTCCGGTCCAGAGTCTGGAACATATTTCGCATGCAGTCCAAAAACAGCTCGCCTGTCTTGTACCGGTTGTAGGCATATCCCACCACAGCACCGCTCACCACATCGTAGGCATAATAGGCTTTCACGCGGTTGCCGTCCTTCATCGGGCGCGGCAGGTCGCGGTCGTCAAGCGAAACCTTACTCAAGGAATATTCACCGATGCTGCGCAGATGATAAGGACGGTAGGCATTGTTAAAGTCCCACTGGCTCATGTGCAGCTTACCGCGAAGAGCCTTGTTCTTTGGGTTGTTCAGGTAGTTGGCTACCGTGGCCGGGCTCAATACCAGCGGATTTCCATCCTTGTCGGTAAAGTCTGCCGGATTCAACACCTCGCCGGTTTCGGGGTCATATAGCTCCAGTTCTCCTTGTACAAATAGATTGTACTGTTCCCACACGGTGGTATTGAAGGGCTGTTCCGGTTGGGCATCGATGCTCAGCAGCAGGCGTTCAATGTCGTAGGTCACCTTCCGGCGGTTCTGGTTCATGAACTTGCGGCTGATAAGGCTTTCATAGCCGTTGGCCTTGAAGTCATTCACACGCTTCTTGAAGCGGTTGGAACTCACGGGTAAGGTATGGCCGAACTCTGCTTGATAGTAACTGATGGCTCCAGCCAGTTCTCCCCAGTTCACCGGTCCTGCCTTCATCGCTTTACGCATAAAGGTGGCATCCTCCATGGCACGCATCACGGCCTCAATTACCGAAGCGTTTACCGTATATTCCTGGATGTGTTCCGGTGGCAGTGTATCTCCGTTGTCAAAACGGAACCGGGTGTAAAAATCCCGGGCTTTCGCATCGATGTGGTAATGGCTGCCGAGCCAGTTTCTTATTACGTCTTCTTTCATATCTCCGTATTTTAGTTTTATCCTTTCCTGAAACCGTAGGGGCATGGTGGCTATTTCTACCAGTGCATAACTTCCAAGCCCCTTGCCGGGTCGCACTACGTTGATTTCTTTCCTGGCCGCCAGCTTCTTGTAATTGGGTACCGACATGATGGGAGCAAGTTCTTCCATGGAAAGCATGGAGGGATGATGTCCTCGCAGCGCACGGCTCTTGCTGTAGTCGGCCTTTCCGTCTTCCCGAATCACCGGGCGGTCATCGTAGGTCAAATCCTTGTATGATATGCACAATATCTTTCCATAATACTCCATTTCATTGCTGTTTATAAGGCAGCTGCCATCTGTTGGGTCTCGTGCTGCAGCTGCATGAAGTCTGATACAAACTCACATTGGTAGGTTTCGGTCCGTTTTCCGTCCACGTACACGTCCACATCGTTGGTCTTCCGGTGGACTACCAGTTTTACACGGGGACCGAAGGTGCAGGTCATGGTATGCTCACACTCCTCGAAGGTGGTTTCGCAGTTCGGAATGAAGTTCCCGTCAGTCAGTTTGCCGCCTCGCTTCAGGGCAAGAGTGCGTATCCGGCGCGCCTGATCGCTGTCACGGACAAAATTCAGTGCTTGCCACACAGCCTGACGGCTGCATCCGAATGTCTTCATCAAGAAGGTCTTGGTCTCGTTATCTGTCAAAATCTGCTTTCTCATATCGTCATACTTTTTAATCGTTATCGTTCGTTCAAAGGTTTTCAACGGCTTCCGCTATTTCCTAATCACCCGTCAGTATTTCATGAAGGCGTGTCCCTTTCTGCAGTTCTTCGACCAGCACCTGCATCGCTTCCTCACACACACAGCTCACATTCTCTATCACCCGGTAGGCATCCGAGTTGCTTATCTCATCCTCCGTCATGAATTGTCCAGCCAGCTCCATCGCCTGGTCGGCAATATTCTGCGTATGTGCCGTACTGCCTATCATCGTGCGCAACTTCTGTTTGAACAGACTCTCTGCTGTTCTCGGATTGAAATTCTTTGCCATAACTCTAAATTTTAAAAGTTTATATCGTGGGGCGCGGGGAATCGAACCCCGGCGGCTTTCTACGCTTTCTTATTTCGCTTTCTCATTTTCTATTTACCAACTTTCCGGCCGTGCCTGCCGCCCCTGCCCGTCTTTCCGGGCTGCCAGTTATCCGGCAATCTATTTGCCTTGTTCTTCTATCATCGAAAGGACAACCTTTCTGTCTTCATCCCAAAGCGGAAGCCCCAATTCGATGGTCCGTTTCACCACTTCCACCTCACCGGCCAGCCTTACCGCTTCTTTGCGGAAATCGGTATCGTCATACGCATGTGCCTTGCCAATCAGAAAGTCGGCAAGGTCGCTGTTACGTTGCCGCATGGATTCCTTTAGGTTGGCGTTTGTGTCCTCCAACACTCCTAAGCGAATGCCGATTTCTTTGAGCGATTGCCGGATTCCTCCGCTCGTCGGGTCGTCCATCGCTTTAAACTCCTTGCAGAAGTCATCCTTATACATGTCTGTGGCCATATAAAGCCGGTTGATAATGGCAAATGTTTCTGCATTTACCGCGCATTGGGTTCTTTCCTCAAATTCTTGCTGTGTCATAATCCTTATGTTTTTATTTTTCTTCTATATGTATCATATCCAGTATGTTGTCCGTCGCCATGCTGTTGCATACAAGGATGGCAGCCTTCACTCCGTTTTCCTTCATCCACCTCTTTGCTTCGGCAATGGCAGGTGATTTCTGCCAGCCGTCTGAAATGGCAGCACCCAAATCATTATAGTGCTCATCTGTCAGTTCAAACCAGTATCTTTTCATGTTCTTTAATCCTTAAAATTCGCTAATCACACGCCTTTTTTGTATATTTGGCGCGCTGTTTACATCTTAAACACGCTGCAAATATAGACAAGATTTCTCGATTATGAAAGGAAAACAACAAGAAAAATCACCTATTAAGCAAAATATCTTGCTTTATTTAGAAAAAAAAGGTGTAACACCCTATGAGTTTTATAAAGAATCGGGGGTTACAAGAGGAATTCTGCAACAAAATAATGGTATCAGTGAGGATAATATAGCAAGATTTCTCGCGTATGCTCCAGATGTAAACATCGAATGGCTTCTTACCAGCAAAGGAACCATGTTAAAAGACGATTTGAACAGCATTCAAACAACAAAAGAATCAACCCCTTCTGAGCTACCTGCTACTTCTGATGACGCATCTGCCGACACACCTGACACCGCCCATGCACCCGAAGCCGTCGCTGTTTCAATTTCCCAAAAAGAAAAGCAGACCATGAAGCCAATCCCGTTGGTCACGGAAACCGCAGCAGCTGGTTTTGGCAACTGTGACTTTGCCATCGCAGAACAGGATGTCAAGGATTACTATGTCATCCCGAAATTCCGCTACAGCCGAGTCGATTTCATGATCGAAGTATCCGGACTATCCATGCACCCTCATTTCAATCCCGGAGACATCATAGCCTGCACCATCCTCACCGATCGAAAGTTCCTTCAGTGGAACAAGTGCCACGTCATTGCCACTCGCGAGCAAGGCATTCTTGTCAAACGTCTTATGCCAAGCAAGCAGAAGAACTGCCTCACTGCCATATCCGACAACAAGGACTACCCTCCATTCGATATTCCGCTGGATGAAATCACAGGCATCGCGCTTGTGGTCGGATCTGTCAGCCTCGAATAAGCCTTCCACACTCAGGCATCAACATGCAGTCGCATTTCACGCGATACACGCAGCCGCCTCCCAAACACGGCGCACGCACACTCTTTGAAAGGATATTTCAGGCTACCAGAGCCTAAAATCACTGAAAATCAAAGGTCTCATGCTTATATATATAATGTATGCCAAAAAATAAATGTCGTTTTTCCTATCTGAAAACAGCGAAAAACGGCACTTATTTACATTGGCAACCCCTTTTCCTATTTCGGGCGTACCCTCTAAAAACCGAAAAAGTAACCCTAAAAGTAACCCTAAACTCATTAAAGTAGTAACCCTAAACAGTAACCGTAATAGTAACCCTAAACTCAAAATTACCACCCGTAAGGGCATAAAAAAAGGGGAGCCATAA